ATTTAGTTGAATCTTATATTTTTAGCGATTTTATTATCGAATACAATCCAATAACGGAATACATTGATAAAAATTTGCACCGAAAATCAGTAGGAAATATTACAGACTTGGCAAAGTGCATCCGATCCAATACAGAAATGAAGGAAATATTTGTTCGCAAATGGTTAATTTCTTTAATCGCTGCATACAAAGGCGCACCTGTTCGCTCTGTTTTATCCTTAGTTGGTGGACAAAATTCTGGTAAAACCGAATGGTTTAGAAGGTTGCTTCCTAATGAACTAAAAAAATACTACGCAGAAAGTAAACTTGATGCGGGAAAAGATGATGATATTCTTATGTGCCAAAAGCTAATCGTAATGGATGATGAAATGGGAGGTAAATCTAAGCAAGATGAGAAACGATTTAAGGAACTAACATCAAAATCTATCTTTTCATTACGCGCACCTTATGCCAGATCAAACGAAGATTTTAAACGATTGGCCGTTCTTTGCGGAACTTCAAATGATCCTGAAATTATAAACGATCCCACCGGGAATACCAGGATCCTTCCTGTCGACGTGCTTAGCATAGATCACGAGTTATACAATTCGATTGATAAAGATGAACTCTTTATGGAGGCTTATAGAGCCTACGAATCAGGTGAAGAATGGCAATTATCAAATGATGAACTTGCGCTTCTTGATGGGGTTGGAAAGGACTTTCAGAGCATAGCTTTTGAACGCGAATTGATACTAAAATTCTTTAAATCCTCTGATCATGGTGGGTATACTGAATGGATGACGGCTACAGAAATTAAAGACTTTATTGAAGCAAATACTAAACAAAAAATACATTCAATAAGAAAATTCGGAATGGAATTAACTAAACTTTTTGGAAAATCTAAGTCAAAATCAATAAATGGGGTAATTCTTAATAGGTACGAGCTTATCCGGTTAAACTCGCAAAGTATTGAAAGTCAGGATTTTGAGTTCTAACCTTAATAGGTTAATAGGTTAATAGGTAAAAGTTAGTTAGTTTATTTCTACAACATAGCAACAAAAAAATACATCATACATTTATACAGAAACATTAATTATATAAATATATCCTATTAACCTATTAAGATTATATAAATATGTACTTTAAGCTATCAACAACACAGAAAAATCTTAATAGGATAATAAATTTTATCCTATTAACTATCCTATTAACCTATTAAGATGGAAACAGACGAAAACCTATCTCGCGCTTGGCAAATTATTGATAGACTTCAACCGGGAGATATTTACGAACTTACTAAGGTTAGTGAGGAACGCCGCGCCCTATTCATCCGCTGCATCAAACAACGGATAGATACTTTGAATGATTGTGAATTTAATAATGATTACACCAAAATTAGAAAACTATGAAAACACCAATTACACCAGAAGCATTAATTGAGATGGGATTTGTAGATACATCTTATCCAGAAGATAGAGTATTTAATGATTACACTTACACCGATGAAAAGTTTAGTATTAATTTCTACGTAAATAATATCCTTGAAATTAAATTTTGCGATGAATGGATTACAACAAACGCCAAAACAATGGAGGATATTCAGGACTTGATAAGGTTGTTTAAATGATCCATTTACAAAAATTAGGAAGTTATCAGATTTTTGTAACTTTGATTTGAATAATCAAAATATTTCAAAATGGAAAACAGAGGCGGATCTAGAGAAAATGCAGGTAGAAAACGTAAATCTGATGAGATAGCTTTAATTGAAAGATTATCACCAATGGATGATCTGGCGTTAAAATTGCTAAATGATAAGTTAGAGGAGGGCGATATGGCAGCTCTTAAAATGTTTATGGAATACAGATGGAGCAAACCAAAGCAAGAGGTTTCGGTAGATGGCGACTTGTTGCTAAGCATCCCTGCTCCAGTCATCTATAATACTGCTCCGCCGATAGCTAACAATGAAAATGATATAGAGGATGTTTAAATGCTCACCTGTCTTTTATAAAAATTATAATTACAAGGAAAAGGTTTTAATAAATCAAGGCGGCACATCTTCCAGCAAGACCTACTCTATCATGCAACTGCTATTCTATAAAGCAGTAACCGAGCAGAGGTCAGTCATCACAGTTGCCGGTGAATCATTGCCAAACTTGCGCAAGGGTGCATACCGGGATGCAGAGAATATCTTTGCAGATAACAAATATTTACAATCCCAATTAAAATTCTGGAATAGAACCGAAAGAATTATCTATTTTAAGAATGGCTCATTGATTGAGTTTGTTTCTTTTGAAAATGAGCAGTCCGCTAAGAATGGTAAACGTGACTATCTTTTCGTAAATGAGGCTAACGGTATAAGCTATCAGATCTACTGGCAGTTAGCTATTAGAACTAAGAACCAAATCTACATAGACTACAACCCGACTAATGAGTTCTGGGCGCATACTAAGCTAATTGGTCAGCCAGATACTAAGCTAATTATCTCAGATCACAGGCATAATCCATTCCTATCAGATCAAGATCATGATAGAATCGAAGCGATAAAAGACTTGGACTTAGAACTATGGCGAGTATATGCCAGAGGTTTGACTGGCAAGATTGAGGGCGTTATCTTTAGGAACTGGGCCATTTGTGAACGGATCCCAGAGGATGCGGATTTGATTGCATTTGCAATTGACTTTGGTTTTACGAATGATCCGACTGGCATAATAGAGGTTTACAAGTCAGGCGGCGAGTTATGGGTGAATGAGATGTGTTATGAGACTAGGCTAACTAACATGGATATTTGTCGTAAGCTGCGAGAATTTGGAGTTACGGAAGATCAGGAGATTATAGCAGATAGCGCAGAGCCTAAGTCAATACAGGAAATCTATGCGGAAGGTTTTAACATACATGGCGCGATGAAAGGGCCTGATAGTATCAAGCAAGGCATTGACATCCTTAAAAGATATAAGATAAATGTTACCGCAAATAGTCATAATTTTAAAAAGGAATTATTTAGCTATATTTGGAAAAAAGATAAAACAGGCAGGATGCTGAATGAGCCTATTGATTCTTTTAATCACTTAATAGATCCGTTGCGTTACGTGGCTTTAAATAAGTTAGCATCTAAAATTAAACAAGAATATTCATTTGATTGGAATTAACATGGGCGTATTTTCTAAGATATTCAAAGCTGATATAGAAAAGGCAGCTACTACTCAGTTACAGGCGTTAATGCCAGGACTTCAACACCAGATAACCGCGAACCTTTATAACCAAAATGTTTTTGGCTGGATTGGCAATAATCAGGTAATAGTTGATTTTGAAGACAAGGTAAAGTTTGTAGACGAAGGATTTAAGAAAAACGCCGACATATATACTTGCATTGATATTATATCTAAGAAGATAGCTGAATGCGCTTATTGCCTATACGAAGTTAAAGAGGGCGTAACTAAAAAGGATCTAAAGGTTTTTCAGAATATGTCAATGGCAGAGGGCGCAACCGCTAAGATGCGGACTTTGCAACTTAAAGAGCAGATGTTTAATCAAGTAGAAAACAATCCTATTCTAGACTTATTAGCAAAGCCTAATCCTCAGCAAACGTATGAGGAGTGGATGACTGATCTAGCAGGGTTCTTCTTATGTACAGGCGATGGATATATCTTTGGAAATGGTAAGGATCCTGCAATGACCGAAAAACAAATATGGTCTCAGTTGTATTCTTTGCCTAGTCAGTTTATTGAGATTATCTCTGGCGGAATGTTTGAGCCAGTTAAAGGTTATCAAATGCGATCGGTTTATATGACCGAAGTTCCTATACCAGCTCACCAAGTTGTTCATTTCAAATCCTTTAATCCTGACTTTACTTTGACCGGTGCGCAACTATATGGACAATCACCAATCAAAGCTATTTACAGAAACGTACTAAAAGAGAATGAGGGTGATAACGAATTGCTAAAGCAGATCAGAAATGGTGGCGCTTATGGTTTTATCTCACCAGATGGCCCGGGTGCAAGTTTGACTAAAGACCAAATGAATGTGCTGAAAGAAAAGTTTGTAGAAGCAAAGCGCGGCGAAACTTTAATGGATCGTATATTTCCAAGTTCAGGGCCTTTGAAATGGACACAGATAGGAATGCCATCAACTGATTTGCAGTTAATCGAATCGCTAAACATAGACACTAAAAAGATATATGCAGCGTTTCACGTGCCTATTCAGTTCTCAGGTAGCGAATCTGCATCAACTGACAATAATATGGGTTGGGCCTCTAAGCAGTTAATTTATAACGCAACCGCTCCCCTATCTCGCAAGATCAGAGATGCAATAAATAAGTTTGTGTGCGAACCTTACGCTAAAGCCTACGGTAAAAAATACTATTTTGATTTTGATTTTAGTAGTTATCCGGAGATGCAAGAGGACATGGCAAAGCTAACTGCATGGCTAAATCAGTCCTATTGGATAACGCCTGATGAAAAGCGTATTGCTCAAGGGTATGATAAGATTAGCACTAAAGAGATGGGTAATATTTACGTACCGGCTAATCTAGTTCCGATTGAGGAATTGTCTTTAGATGCGGCGTATAACAATGCTACAATAAATGGCAAGTAGTGTTAAATATCATAAAACATATTTAAAGCTACATAAGGAGTATGAGGCTTATGCTTATCCTATTATTAAGAAGGCACTAGATGATCAGACAGGTGCAGTTGCTGACTTTGTCAATGAGGATACGTTTGATAATATCGAATTATACATTCAGTTCTTAGTTCAGCAAAAACCTTTATATTCTGGATTAGAAAAGATTTACACAAAGGTTGGCGTATCAGCTGCGACATTTTCCTATGACTGGATTAGAAACTCAGTACCTAAAACCAAAAAGGATTTTATAATAGATTTCTTTAATGCTGCATGGTATGAAGAGATGGTGAATTTCTTTAGGCTTGTTGGTGGCACTACAGTTCAGGGTATTGATGATACAACAAAGAATATTATTAATAACTTATTATCTAATATTTTAGGACAAAATTTGTCCAGACGAGATCAGGCTAAATTATTTCAAGAAACATTAAACGATCCTGCATATAACAGAGCAAGGTCTTTGGTTATTGCAAGAACCGAGTCAACAAAAACCGCAAACTTTGGGATTAACATGGGTGCTGAGAGTTCTGATTACGAGGTGCAAAAGTTTTGGATAAACACAAAGGATAAGCGCACAAGGCGAAGTCATTTGCTAATGACGCAAGATAGAATAGCCATAAATCAGCCTTTTATAGTTGGTGGCGTTCCAATGATGTATCCGGGTGAGGTTGGCGCACCTGCAGCTGAGGTTGTTAATTGCAGATGTGTAATGGCAACCGAAGCGATAAAGGATGCAGATGGATTGCCGATACTAAAACCGAGAACGCCAGCCTATATGAGAAAAGCTAAAACATATACTGACTACCCACAGGCAGCAACTAATAACGCAAAAAGAGCCTTAAAATGGGTTGAATCAAACGGATGGGGCGAATGTGGAACGCCTGTGGGCAAAGCTAGAGCTAGACAGTTAGCAAACAGAGAACCTTTGTCTAGAGATACAATCGCTAGAATGGCATCTTTTAAAAGACATCAACAACATGCAGATGTTCCATATTCAGAGGGTTGCGGTGGTTTAATGTGGGATGCATGGGGTGGTACGGCAGGAGTTGAATGGGCGATAAGAAAATTAAAAGAAATAGATAATGAATAGTATATTTACATAAAATTTTCAATTATGAAAGGATTATTGGAATACAAAAACTATAAAGCCGAGATTAAGGACATGGATCCCGAAAGGATGACTGTTACCGGTTACTTTGCGAGTTTTGGGAATATGGATTATGATGATGATATTATAATGCCAGGCGCAGCGACAAAGACAATTGCAGAACGCGGCCCGATGGGATCAAATGAGATATTCTTTTTAAATCAGCATAACTACGCACAACCGCATGGTAAACCAATGGTTTTAGAGGCGCAGGAGAAAGGTATTTACTTTGAAAGTAAGATTGCACCTACAAGCTACGGAAAGGATGCAATGATTCTTTATGCAGAGGGTATTGTTGTTCAGCATTCCATTGGGTTTAGTACGATTAAGTCAGACTATGATCAGCAGACAGGAATGAGAATGATTAAAGAGATTAAGTTATACGAGGGATCAAATGTAACTCTAGGAGCTAATCCAAATACTCCATTTACAGGATTCAAGTCCTTGACAATGGCAGAGATTAATGACCAGATTGGTAAAATGATTAAGTTACTAAAAGATGGTAGCTTAACGGATGAAGGCTTCGGCAGATTGGAAATTGCATTAAAGCAGTTCCAATTAGAGGCTTTCAATTTAGGAAAAAATTCACTATTAGGTAAAGAGCCGGTCAAATCCACTCCTAAAACTGATGAGCCGAATATATTAACAAGTTTAATTAACGTCTTAAAAAATTAGAAATGGACAATTTAGAATTAAAGGCTCAGGAGTTGCTAGATGCAAACAAAGCCAAAACATTAGATGAAGCAAAGACTATCATCGCAAACGCTATCAGCGAAGCTACAAAGGCAGCTGATTTAAAGCTAGAGGAATTGCAAAAATCTACATCTGTTAGAATTGATGCAATGGACAAAGCATTGTTAGAAGCGCAATCACAAGCTAACAGAATAAAAATGGATGCTAAAGAAGCAAACCCAATTTCTTTCAATCAAGCATTTGCTACTGCTATGGATGAGAACTCTGATAATTTGGAGAAATTCCGTAGAAAAGAGATCAAGCAGTTTGCAATGGAATTAAAGACAGTTGGCGATATGTCATTAGCTAACATTACTGATCTTGCTGCTGCAAACGTGCAGATGCTACCAGGTATCATTCCTGCTGCGCCACGTAAGTTGCACATCAGATCCTTACTTCCTACTGGAGTTATGACTACCTCTGCAATTCACTATCTTCAAGAGACAGGATCAGAGGGATCGGTATCTCCGTTCTTAGATAACTCTGGAACAAAATCACAGATTGATTACGATTTGACAGAAGAGGTTGCACCAAGTGAGTTTATCGCAGGATTCTTGCGGATTACTCGCAAGGCTTTAGATGATATCTCAGCTATGCGTTCTTATCTTCAAAGCCGCTTGTTAGAGCAATATTTAGATGCAGAAGATAATCAGCTATTGAATGGGACTGGTGTATCTCCGCAGCTAGGTGGTTTAATTACTAACGCTGAGGCTTACTCAGGATTTCGTACTATTCAAGTTGAGAAGTTGCTAGATTCAATTGCACAAGTTGAAAGCAATAACCACTCTGCAAATGGTATCTTGTTAAGTCCAGAGCAGTTTTATGCTTTAATGCTTACTAGAGGAACTACTAATGACTACACCCTTCCAGGTGGAGTTGCAGTTGATCTTGTAAATGGTCAGTTGTTTATCTCTGGAGTTCCTATCTTTAAGTCTACTGCAATGAGTGATTCTAAGTACATCGTTGGAGACTGGGCAAAAGGTGCGCAGCTATTTGTACGTGAGAATCCTATTGTAAGATTCTTTGAGGAAGATGGTACTAACGTTCGTGAGAACAAGATTACAGTTCGTGTTGAAGGTAGAATTGCTTTACCTATCTACTATACTGATGCATTTGTGACTGGTTCACTTAATGCTAATCCAAGCTAACTTTTTTAGTGTTTATGGGGAAGCCTGTCGAGAAATCGGCAGGTTTTTTTTGTTTTATTTGGAATTGTGGTAAATAGTGGTAAATTAGCAGAATGAAAACAAAAAATATAAAGTGTAAGATAACTAAGGAGCGGATTGATGGAGAACTAGAAGAATTAGATGTTATTGAAAGCTATGAAATAGTTGACGGTATTACAAGATTATTAAATAAGGATTATAATTTTTTTTTAGTTATTAATCAAGACAATAATACTGAAATATCTCACAACCCTGTTTCTATAATAGGGCCTTCAGATATTTTTAACTTGCAAGCTCTTGTAATGGAATATTGGGAATCAAGTGAAACGGCATTAAATCCAAAAACTCAAACATTTTTAATCTATTGCTTTTTAAATTACAAGGCTATGATTAATTTTTTAGACATAATTTATCACTAAATGAAACGAATCACAGTAATAATGCCTGATGATGTCTATGAAAAAATTATCAAGCTAACTAAAAAAGAAAAGCGGTCTAAATCCGCTATGACAGTATTGCTTATTGAGGATGGATTAAAATTAATCAAATAATGTTTAAAGCCAACTTTATCGGTGAAGCAGGACTATACAAGAATGAAGAGTATAAAATCTGTATTGGCGTTATAAATGGTTGGATTCATGTGCGCAGAAAGTGCGGAGCAGGTCGTATAAATTACCCATCAATATTAGAGTTCCTGAGAGATTGGGATAACATCCGTAAAATATGAGAATTTTCCATTTAGGATTAATGGTTGCGCCACCTCCTAATGATTCGGCACGTAAAGCCTTTATTGCAAATTGTGATGATTACATCGAACTATCAACAGGCGTAAAAGATGTAAACCAAGAGGCGGTGAGGATTGCCAGAGAGTTTAGGCCCGATATCATCTTTATGCAGATTCAATCACCTAACATTATACATATTGAAACAGTTAAAGCTATGCGTGAAACAGGCGCATGGATTTGTAATTGGAACGGCGATATACGAAATGAAACTCCTGCATGGATGATACAGATGGCTCCTTACATTGACAAGACTTTGTTTTCTAATATGCGAGATGTGGCAAACGTAGCGAACGGCGGATATTTAGAGATAGGTTACGATCCTGAGATATATAAGCCAGACGGCGATATAGGTAATTGCAGAGAGATTTCTTTTTTTGGTAATAATTACGGAGGCGATAAATTTCCTTTAAGCAGATTACGAATAGACATGAATACGATGCTACATAAACACTTTGGCGATAAGTACGGCGTTTACGGAAATAACTGGTTTAACGTAGCCGGTAACTATAATCATTCACAGGCAGAGGAATCAAAAGCATATAGAGCTACAAAGATAGCTATTAACCTGAGCCATTATGACGAAGATTCTTATAGCTCTGATAGGATTTACAGAATATTAGGCTCTGGTGCGTTCTGTTTATGCAAGGCTTATCCAAATATGCCTTTTATAGATCATGTTCACGTTAGGACATGGAATAGTTTATATGATTTAATGGTATTGCTAAGATATTATTTGGATGACCATAAAGAGGAACGGGATTTAATAGCAAAGCAAGGCAATGAGTTTGTCAAGGCTAATTATACATTTGATAACATGGTAAAGAATTTAATTGGTATATATGAAAGCAAGTGAGTTAAGAATTGGGAATTTTGTTAAAGACAAAAATGCCCAGTATAAAACTGTTAATGGATTTACTCAAATATTAGCTACTGGTATTTATCAATTTCATTTAGAGAAGTTAGAATTAGATCCTATCTTACTAACCGAAGAATGGTTATTAAAGTTTGGTTTTGAAAATAATAAACATGGGAATTGGAACAGATATTTTAAAGATGGTATTTATCCAAGATCTTTTGCTTTTCAGTTTTACAAAAATGGCAGAGTAGATTTTTGGTACGGTGATTTTAATGTTGGTAATTTAAATCGTATAAAATATAATTTATTGCAATACGTTCACCAACTTCAAAACCTATATTTTGCATTAACTGGTAAAGAATTAGAATATGAGCAAAATTAAAGTTTTAGGTTTTATGACTATTCACTATGCAGGTGATTACTTGCGTGAGGCTCTTATGTCGGTTGTAGATCATGTAGATAAAATGGTAATTGCTTATAGTATGATGCCATCGCAAGGTCATGGAACGCTATTAAGATGCCCAGATTCAGAGGGTTATATATTTAGCATTTGTCAGGATGTATTAAAAGATAAATTAATCTGGGACAGAGCAGACAGATATGGGGCAGAAAATGACCATAGATCTGTCAAGTATAAATACTCTGAGGGTTATGATTTGGTTTTGACAGTAGATTCGGATGAGGTTTATAAATCCGATGAGTTACAAGCCTCTTTTGAATATGCTTACTGGGGCGTACATAGGTTTTATGGCATTGATGGCTTTATAAACTTTTGGCGTTCATTTAACTATGCATGTTATGATGGATTCAGACCGATACGATTAGAGAATTTGCATAGAAAAGAACATACTCAGGATTTAAACTTAAAACAGACTATCTTTCATTTTAGCACCTGTCAGCCAGAGCCGATTATGAGATACAAGTATAATGTTTTCGGTCATGCTCACGAAGTTAGAAAAGACTGGTTAAATGATATTTACTATAAATGGAAACCTAATAGCCAATTTGGCGATGTGCATTGTGTAGCGTTTAACTTGTGGAATCCTGTAAAGTTTGATAAATCAGTATTGCCTAGCTATTTAAAGAGTCATCATAATTATAACAAGGTATTAGTATGAATGCAGCTATAATTATAGATGACCGAGAAGATGTGGCTCAGGAAGCAATCGCAAGACATAAAAGGTTTATACCTAAGTCATGGGATATCTTTCACATTCAACCGCCCTATGCTGGAGGTATCTATTCTTTAAAGTCTGCCAAGGATTACAATGCAGTCTTGACAAATCCATCTTTCTGGCAGGGATGCCGGTATGATCGAGTGCTAATATTTCAGCATGATTC